TTTTTGATAATCTTCAACAGTTAGTAGTTTCACAGATCACCCTCAGCACGATTTTCGGAACGGTAAACATCAAAAGCACCTTCAGGATATCGAGCACTCAGTTTTTCATAATTCATTTCCATAATCTCACGGAAGTTTACATCAAGTGCCATACAAGCTTGAGCAAGATACCAACAAATGTCGCCCAACTCACGTTTCATATGGAAAACATTTTCTTCGGTATATGGTTTACCTTGCAGGAAAATCTTTTTCACAACTTCAGTAAACTCACCTGCCTCAGCAGTAAGTCCAAGAGCAGCAGTCAGCAGTTGAGTTACATTTGCTCCTTGTGCTTCCAACTCACTCAAACGGGCAGAAAGAGTGGGATAGTCAAGACTAGGAGCACTTGTAGTTGCTTTTACAAACTCAATGTACTTATCGCTATCAATAATTTTATCAGTAGTCATAGTTCTAATGGTTGTTGTTGAGATTCGGGTAAAATTTGTTGTGCTGGAAGTTGTGTATCATCATCCAGTCTTATGTGAGGAACATTAACAGTCTTTGGTGCCTCAGGAAGATATTGTTTTTGATAGGTAAATCCTGGATACATTTCGCAAATTTTGATTGCATCATATTCACCACCACAATGACAATATCTTTCACCATCAATATTAAGCACTTCAAAATAGTGCGGAGCATCAATAGTTTTTAAAGCATTTTTCCTAAGAGTGAGTCCCATATCAGAATTTGAATCCATCAAATGATTTTTTGGGTTTTTCACTAATATCATAATCTTCTTCTTTGGAATTGTCAAGAATATCATTCTGAGCAGATTGCTCACAATCATAAAGGCGCATCTTGGCGCGATCAATTCCAACCACAAACCTCTTATGGATGGTAGGATCATTATACCTGTTCTTTAATTGTTTTACAAGTATTTGTCCCAACCCCTCAAGCTCTTCAGTAGAAATAAGGGCAAACATAAGATCAGCAGTAGCAGGGAGACCAAAGGACTCACTAGTATCAGTAAGTTCAACATCACTGCTACCATAACCAGAACGAGTGGTCTGCGTGGCAGAAACGATAGGGACGTTTGCTTCAACAGCCAACCCTCTAAGTTCTTCAGCAATTGCTTTGATATAAGAATATGAATTGACAGTGCTGTTTCCGCGATACCTAGAGGAAGCACATATATTAAGGTAATCAATGAAAATAATATCAGGTCTAAATGACTTCTTAAGTGCAAGTTCATTAAGAAGTGACTTAAAGTGTCCAGCATGAGCAGAAGCAGTAGGATATTCTTTAATGATTAGAGTTCCTTGAGTTTTCTTGGCAAGACTATTCACTTTACTATCAAACATTGATTTAGGAAGACTTGCAATGTCCTGAATAGGAACATTCAAGAGGTTTGCGTCAATTCTTTCAGCAATGCGTTCTTCTGCCATTTCCATTGTAATGTACAGAACGTTCCTCCCTTGGAGCAGGACGGAGCTAGCCACATGGCACATGAATAGAGACTTGCCGACACCCGTACCAGCAAGAGCGACATTAAGAGTTTTGTTAGGGAGACCGCCTTTGGTAATTTTGTTAAAGTATTCGAGATCAAATTCAATTTTCTCTTCCTTTTTGTGATAGAAATCATAACGTTCTTTATAGTTTTGTAAGTAATCGTGACCAATATTATTATCAAAAGATACTGACAACGCATCTTGAAGAATGCTGGGAATTGCATCTTGGGATTTTTTACTATTTTGACCATCAGCAATGCCAATAGATTCCATCAAGGCAAGATAGATGGCCCGATCACGACACCACTTTTCAGTAGTGTTAACTAACCAATTATATTCACAAGTAACTTTCTCGGATAGCCTATCAATTAATATAGACACATCTTTAAATGAAGACTCATTTATATCAGTTCTATTAGATACTTCAATTCCAAGTGCTTCAATAGTAATCGGACAATTATATTTTGCAGCAAAAAAGTTTATTTCTTCAAACACCATTTTTTGACTAGGGTTTTCGAAATAATCTGATTCCAAAAATGGAAGTACTTTTCTTAAATATTCTTCATCATGAATTAAATTTTTTAAAATTGTCAGTTCAATAGTTTCCATAAATTAATTAAATTTAATTACCATAACTAAATTCTTCTTTTGCAATCTCGTCTAATTTTTGCATCACCTCTGGTGTAAAGTAAGTTTCGGGATCTTTGAGAATTTGTTTGGCATAGATTTTTTTACCACCCATCTCATATCGACCTGCGACGTTCTTCCAGAGACCGCCCAGTTCACCGAGCTCAAGAAGACCGTAATATCGATCAAGACCACGCTCATCATAATACAGACGAACTTCCACATCTTTATTCTCCTTACTTAGACGCGACTTAGCAGTCTTTGCCTTGATAATGTTTCCAACAATTTCTGTTCCATCCTTTTCTTTCTTCTTGCCAAGATGAATGATGGTAGAGGCAGCGTACTTAAGACCACTACCACCGCCCATCTCTTTAGTAGGAACATAAGCGCCAATGACATCGTAAGTGTGGTTAGTAACAATCATGGGAATGTTTGCTTGACCTAACTTGAGAGTGAGCATTCTGAACGCACCTTTGATTAGTTGGGATTTAGTCATGTCCCGAACTTGCTTGTCGTTGAGTGCGTCAGTAATCTCTTTCTCAGTAGAAAGCATACCTAGAGAGTCTAACACAAACATACAGGGTTTGCGTTCATCTTCAGGTTTTTTTAAGTATAGGTCAACTGCCTTAAGTGCCTTGGTACGGAATTCCTCAACAGTAACTACATTCACAACTACAAGGCGTGAGGTATCAATAGCCCTAGATTCAAGTAATGATTTGGTGATAGCTGCCTCAGTATCAAAATAGAGACAATAACCATCGGGATTGGAATCAAGAAAATTCTTAACAACGGCGAGGCTGAAGAAAGTCTTTCCAGTAGAAGACTCTCCAGCAATAGCAGTAATCTTATTGCCAGATACACCACCAAATATGCTACCTGAAACCAGTGCATTAAAAATGTACGAACCTGTGTCCACATAAGTTTCAGTCTCATCAATTTCAGATGCAAGTTTGGTGTATTCATCACCAATCTCTTTTACAATATCTTTAAGAAAATCCATTTTAATTACACTCAAATAAAATTATAAGTCAGGAAAAGAATGAATCAAGAGTTACTTTTTTTTCTACGTTCCAATTGATAGCATTCAAAATAGTTTTTAATGGTTCCAAAAAACTCTTATCAAATTGCAAATCATAATCCAAATATGAATTTAAACTTAATTCTTCAGGAAAGTCTTGGATAAAAGATATCACATTTTCCCTAATTGGATTTGGTTCTTTTAAATAACAGAATTTAATTTTCTCACCATTATTAATCAAAGAATATTTAGATTCAAGATTTTTTGTTTTAATCAAATGATTAAACAAAAGAGAACCCCTTACATGAATAGGTGTTCCTTTTTTGTATATTGAGTTTGGACATTTATACTTTTGCACATCAGATGCTGTTCTAGGAAATGCAATTGATTCTGCAGGCAGTTTTTTAAACTCACGTCTAGAATATTCAATAAAGTCAATGACTTCATCTTCAGTTCCATTCATCATAAGTTTTAGAGCATCTTTAATCATTTGACGACAAGGAGCAGGAGTTGAAGACTTTACTGCCTCAATTCCCATAATCTTCAACTTTGGTTTTTCATAACGAACACCTTCACTGTCCCAAACGTTAAGGATGTACCGCTTCTTTGCAGTCCAGATACCACGGTCAGCGATATTCTCACGCTTCATAAACATCTTCTGATCATAAGCATTTACGTAGTCGGCCAACTCTTTGTAAGAACTTTCAATATACTTTTCAAGTTCCATCTCACAGACCTTATCAAGGAACGTGACAACGCTTTCAGTAGTTTTCTCTCTTCCCTGGTATACACGGTCAACAAAAGGACCCATATTAAGATAGATAGAATCAGTATCAGAAGCAATAACATAATCAACACCATCAGTTTTTAAAATCTTATTCAAATAAGAATTCATCTTACCCTCAATCCAACGAATAGAAACTTGACCAGACAAAGTAATTGCTTCTGCATTCGCAAGTTTAAAATAACGAAAGTATTGATTTCCAATGGCACCATAAGCAGAGTTAAGAGAAATCTTCTTTGCCATCTGAATATTATTGCATCTAGCAATTTCTTTTACAAGTTCTTTACTTGGTTTTTTTTCATTCTCTTTTTTTGCTTCGATCATTTTTTTCTTAAAAATGACACGTTCATTATACATTTTTTCCATTAACTCTGGAAGAAATCCCCTTTTCTTGGTGTCGTAAAGAGCGCCGTTGGCACAAACAGTTTGACTAGAAAGATCACTAAAATCCAATTCTTTATTGAGAATTTTATCAACGGTTACTGATGGATGCCGTTCATCAAGAAGAGTCTCTGGTGAAATGTTGTACTGCATAATCAAATGAGGATACAGAGAGTTCAAGTCAAAATTGACAACCCAATCATACTTACCAGGAATAGGTTCTTTGACATATGCTCCAGCGTACTTGGAATCCTTATCACTTTTTTCTTTTGGTGGAATAACAATATTCCTATCTTTAAGATAATTATAGATTATTGTATCCCACATCCTCACCTGATAAAAGACATCTTCATAATTAACCTTAGCATCATATGCCATAGTGAGAGCAAGTTCGATGAGTTTCATCTTGTCTTCCAGGCGGTCAACAAGTTCCACGTCAATGATGTTGTATTCTACAAACTTTTGCCAACCATTGGTATAAAAGTCTTTGAACGTATCAAACTCACTGTGATCCAGTTTCTTCTGCCCCAGTTCAACATTAGCAATATGATCCAAGCGATAGGACTCTTGGTTGGTGTAGGTGAATTTCTTATAAAGATCTAGGTAATCTAATTGTGACATTCCACCAATGTCATAAGTCATTTGCTTTCTACCATTAATAAAAAGTTCCTTCTGAGTAACTAGTCCCCAAGGAGATAGTCTCTTCATTAACTTCTCTCCAAGAATCCTATCCATCCTCCTAACAATGTATGGAATATCATAAAGTTTACTATTCCACCCAGTCACAACTTCTGGAGTATTATCTTGCCACCAAGCAATAAAATCATTCAACAAATCATACTCATGATTAAATTGTTTGTAATAATGATTTCCTTGTTTTAATTCAAATGGTCCTTGTCCCCAGGTAATAATTTCTTTGGTAGCGTAATCCTGAATAGTAATCAATAAAATTTCTTCTGCTGCGGATTCTACATCTGGGAATCCATTCTCAGATGCAACCTCAATATCGATAGTATAAAATTTGATTTTACTAATGTCAAACCTAATTTCTTTTTCCCTATAATTGTCAGAGATGTATTGATAGATGAACCTTTCGTTTCCGTATACTTTAAATCCTTCTACACCATCATACTTTTTAAAATATTCTTTACATTCACGTACAGATCCAGGTTTTATTGGTTTTACATATTCACCCTCCAAAGTTTTATAATAAGTTTCTACTTTAGAGGAAACAAAAAGAGTCGGAGAAAACTTCTCTCTGGTCATAAAACTCTTACCGTTTTCATAACCACGAACAAGAAATTGATCTCCGACCATCTGGACGTTGGTATAAAACCTCATTACTTCGTCATCTCATCGTATAGTTCTGACAGTCTAGCACTTGGTTCTGCCAGGGTCAAGATCTTATCACTATGAACTTCGAATTCTTTTTGTTTTGTTACTGAGGATAACCAAGGTTCTATAGTAGGACCCATTCCACCTACTGAAGATTCTTTTATCAAATATGGATCTTCCAATATAATATCTGGTTCTCCAAAATCAGAATCCTCTTTATTTTTAATTTTTGCAATCAATCTCAATCCACTTAAAAAAATTACCACCAGTTTCATTATCAAATATCCTCAGGAATAATAAGAGATTGCTCTTCAGTATCTTCAAATTCTTTTAAAATGTCTATAGTATATAAATTTCTAAGTTCATCTACTGGATCAATAAAAGTAACAATCCATTCTAGAGGAACAGGAAATCTGATTCCTTTCCCAAGAGGAATCCAAGGACTAAGATTAATATCAAATGATGCTTTTTTTGTTTCTGGATCGACTGTTGGATCGGAAGTAGTAACAATACATGGTTTAATCATAAAGTATCCAACTACTTTATCCTCATGAATCATCTCTTCAACCCTACTGATAATCTGCTCACCAGTTTTGATAACAGCTAATTTAATTGCCATAATTATTTTAAAGTATGATTTATACAATATCAGAAAAAATGGGAGGTGTCAACTGGATTTTGCCAGTTACCTCCCGTGGCATAGCGCCGACGATATTCAATTCTATTTATTTACTTTTTAGGTGTGATGGCGAATGCTCCTCCCATTACAGCAGAAAAGATTGCGAGTGTTGCTAAGATTCCCATGGTTCAACAAGTATTATGGTAGTGTGTTTGCGATAGGGACACCAATAAAAAGAGTCATCAATGTTCCAAATACTAGGGTAGTGGCGGTGTAGTTCATAGTCCGTCCTCCAAAGTACATATTATATAGTCATTATGTATCATAGTGATACAAAAGTCTGTATTCATTGCTACTCATTTATACCTATTGTGTTAGGATTTATAGATAATCTTTTCTATGGTGGTGCTCTGGAATAATCTTACCAAGAGTGACTGTTAAAAGCCCATCTTCAAAAACAACTGATCTAACTTCCGTGTCGTCACTGAGAGTCCAGGCTCGTGTAAACGACCGTTGAGCCAAACCCTTATGTAGATAATTGACTTCCGTCTCCTTCTCCTCTTTCTGACCTTCGATAAACAGTTTTCCATCTTGAGTGTAGACATTTACTTCGGTTTTTTTAAATCCTGCCAAAGCAAGTTCAAGTTGGGATTCAGTTGAACTCAAAGATATTA